ATGCTAAAAAACACACCTCCCGCGCGTATTGATTTTAACAATAGCGATTCTCCCCAAAAAGCGACTATCGACGAAATCATTCGTTTCACTTACCCCAGACTTCGAGAGAACAAACCAGCCTGGTATATCGAATTCTATGCCTTCGACCCGTTGAGAAAAGTGATGCGGCGAAAGCGCATAAAAATCAACCGGCTTGCGACAAAAAGTCAAAGGAGAGAGTATGCCGCCGGCTTGATTAACCGCCTTTATCAGCAACTAATCCGGGGGTGGAATCCCTGGATCGAGAAGGAATTCGAGGTTGCGATTTTGTTTGATGATGCCATCAAACGATATGTGGAGAATAACAAGAAGATGTACTCCGACGGAATTTTCCGAAAGGAGACATACATCAGCCACGAATCGAAGGTCAAAAAGTTGGTTGCCTACAATCAACAAAGGAGCACCCCCATCACCTACCTATACCAGTTGGACAAACGATTCTGCAATGACTTCCTCGATTACATACACTTGGAACTCAAGAACTCCCCTTTATATCGAAACAACTGCCTCACTTTTATCAAGTCTTTTTGCTCCTTCTGCGTAGAAAAAGGGTTTATGAATGACAACCCGGCCAGTGGCATCAAACCCTTTAACAGGAAGCTATTCCAAAAAAGGAGAAAAGTCATTCCTGCGCCCGTGATTCAACAAATTGGCGAATATTTGAAGATACACGATAAACACTTTCTTTTATCGTGTTATCTCTTGTACTACTGCTATATCCGGCCCATCGAACAAACCCGGTTGAAGCTCCAATATTTCAGTGTAAAAGAGTGTACCCTGACGATTCCAGCCCAAGACAGCAAGAATAGGACGACGCAAACAATCACCATTCCGAGGAAAGTAATGATGTTCATGCTCGATTTAGGTGTGTTCAACTATCCACCCCACTACTATCTATTTTCAAATGACATCTTACCAGGCGAGGTACAGATCGATCGGCGCCTTATTTCCATAAGGTGGTCTCGACTAAAAAAGGAACTGAACCTCGATAAAGATTACACATTCTATTCGTTGAAAGATACAGGAATCACCGAGATGCTGGACAAAAAACTGAGCAACATCTCGGTGAGAGACCAGGCAAGACACAGCTCACTGGCTATTACCGACGTATATACCCGCCACCGGGCCAAGGCAGACAAAGCTATTCTCGACTTAGACGGAGCCCTTTAACGGAAACGATAGAACGTTCCTTTCAATAATTGAGACATACCGAATTCTGTAAACGTAGCTGTAATTTTTTCACAGATGTAGGGCATTCCTTGAATTATAAACACAGCCCTCACGGGTGGAATTTCATGGGACAAGAACTGGAAATTATATTTCTTGCTGCTATCGATATCCATGCCTAACTGGATAAAACTATCAAAATCATTCAGACGCATGCTGTAATCCGTCTCGACGAAACTCCAATCCTCATTCATCGATATTTTATCGATAATAGGCCGAGGCTGAAAACCTTTGAAATAATTCGTTCCGTCCCAAAAAGCGACAAAAAGTTGGGAAAAGTATGCACCACTGTTCTCACTCTCTCCCGAGTCGAGAAGACTCAATGGCAAATACTTTGAGTTGTCGGACGTTGCTTCCCCATCACCAAAGTTTAGCTCTAAAAACAGACATTGCCCTTTACTGGTTTCAGTATCATCTATCCAGGCGGGGACAATCCCTATTTCTATGCTATTACTATCCTCATTTGAGCCGATGCGTTCTCCAAACTGGTTTATCGGTTGAAGAATATTCACATACAAGTCGTAATAAGTATCAGATACTGGGTCATAACGGCCCTGAGGTATAATCTTTATCGGTCTAAATACGAAATAGGTATTCAAACTCTCGACATATAAAATTTTGTCCAGATTTGAATTCGGATACTCAACCCCGACAACTGTCTCCTTCAAATCTTTATTCGCTGAAATCAGATCTTCCAATTTCCCATAACTAACAATCATCTTTTCATGGTTCTTTACCAACCAATCACACGAATAGAACTTCCACAACTCATGGTCACAATCGGCATACCGTAATGTAGAGTCATTTTTATAAGACGATTGAGGGTCCGAAGTCACTTCTACGTTGAAATCATCGACGATGTTATTCATCGTTATATAAGTATTAAACTCCGGGTCGTTATTAAGGAATCGAAAAGATATACTCTTCTTTTTATGGTCGATGTCGATAAAAGCCGACAAAAAATTCTCCAAATGCTCAAAGAACTCTGTCACGGTCCAATGAGGGAGGGCCTTCGCTATTTTTAAAATTTCCCAAGCAGAAGGTAACGAGTTACATACGATAAGGTGGCGATATTTCGAAGCCTCCCATTGCGTAAAATCATAGCTATAACCCAAAGATTCACAAATGCGTTTTACAATGAACAAAAGATATGGCTGAAAGGATATTTCTTTTGTATCCTGATGCCATTTGTAGGTACCACTACTCGAATCGAAAACGACTTCATTTTGAATATTTCCAGAATAGTTATTGACCCATGGTAGAGCTACAAAAGTGGCTTTTTGGTCAATTCCTTGCCAAAACAATTCTGGAGACTTATTCCCTATATAGAAATAGTCATAATCGCCCAATTCGAGTTCATTGATGTATATTTCGTCGAAATCACCGATGAAGTTCTGAGCGCTCATGCCTTCGAGGAATTGTCCCTTGATTTCAGACTGCGACACCTCGACGATAGCGAGAACCCCCATTTTATAGAAATTGGTATCCCGCAGTTCACAGGCAAAGTTCACTTTTTCGATATCGACATCTTTCCGATACAAATGACCGAATATCGCCCGGTTCTGAGGGCAATCGACTATCGGAAAGGTAATAGACAAAGTGTACTCATCGGCACCAGAGAAAAGCCTGTTTTCAGCAATAAACTCGAAGGAGGAGCCTTTCTTCAAGACAGCCTCTTTCCCTTCTACAAATATTTTCATTTCCTACGTGATTTAGGGGTTTTGTTTCGTATGAGACGATCGTACTCGTCCTGAGCCTTCTTGATTCCACGATCGCCGGTAACAGTGTTGACCGTAACGAATGGCTCGTTGAGGCGGTCGTTCAGTTTCTTGAGAACCGCAAAATATGTGGCGAGTAATACGCCTGTATCTGGGGAATCCCCCCCGCCATCAGGTGAAGTGGTTGGCAAGCTAATCGTCCCGGGAGGAGTAGATACTCGACGGATAGAACCTATCGTGTTGGTACGCTGTGCATACTCGAGGGCATCGATGATGGGCCGGGTTACCGGCGACGTTACCAGCTTCTGGCTGGCGACCCACTCGCCGGCATGAACGATACCGGCCGGCTCGTTCACAGGACCGGGGCGAGTAAAACCTCCGACAGCATATCCTTGCGCCTCGGAGGCTTGCTGTTGCTTCTTGATGGCGGCTATCTGCACGGCACCGGCAGCTACGGCCAAACCGGCAGCAATAGGGGCCATGATATACCCGACGAGCGGTATCGCGGCCGCCGAGCCATAGGCTGCGATGGCGTTCTGTGCCGTTTGCGCGATGGCCTGGATTACCTGCATGGCAAACATCTTGCGGTTGGCTTCGTTCTTGGCCTTGGCAATCGCTTTCTCTTTGTCTTGCTCGATCTTCTTGACCTTGTAAGTGTTTCCTTCGGCCAACGAAATCTCCTTGTCATAGCGGTTCTCGATGGCAGCCGTCTCCATCTCCAAATTCGACTGGACGATTGAGGAGATTTGCGAGAAGATGGCCGACATTCCCGACATGATCGTACCGAAAGAGTCGGTCACAGCCCTTCCGCCATCGCTTTGCAACCATTCGGCCAGTTCGGCGTTGGCCTTCTCCATAGCATTGAAACTCTCCTCTGTAGTCTCTTCGAGATACTGCTTTTTCAAAGCCTTCTCAGCGATAGCCGATGTCTCGACGATTTTTTGCCTCTTGGCCTCGTCGGAGCCGGCTGTCTCGAGCATCTTCTTCGTCAGGGTATCCAGGGCATCGATTTGCAGACGGTACTGCTGTTCGCGCTCTTCGGCCGACATGAGCGATATTCCTTGGAAATACTCCTCGTAGAGTGCCTTCTGTCGGTTCTGCGTCTCTTTGAATTTCGCCAGTTTATCGGCCTGTAACTTCTCTGTGATTTGGGACTCGATGTCGGCGCGCTCCTGACTTCCCTCTGCATATAGCTCTTTGAGTCGGTTGAGATATGCCACCTCCGACTCGAATTTCATCTGCTGGTAGGTCTTCTCCGAAATCTGCCCCCGCATGTAGCTATCGGTGAGTGCCACCTCGCGCTTCCTGCGTTCGGCTTCTATCTCCTCCTTGGCCGCATCAAGCTGCTCCTTGTTGCGCTGGGTCACCTCCTTCTCGGTGAGCTTGTTCAATTCACCGGTGATTTCGGCAATTTCCTGCTCGGTGACTTCGGTGTTCTGCAATTTTTTGAGAAGATACTGCTTGTCGAGTTCGGCCTTCTTCTCATTGTACTGGTTGTAATCAATGAGACCCGTGGCATAGCTGGCGAGAGTCTTCGACTGCTCGAGCGCCAGCCAGTCGTCCTCTGCCTGAAACTTGTTCTTTGCACTGCCCGTGCCTCCGACAGAGCCACCTGGTGTTCCGATAATAGATCCACCTGTCCCTTGACTGGCAAATACAGCGGTAGAAGATATTCCATACTCTTCGGCCAGCCTTTTGTTGGCAGCCTGGAGCTTAACAAGCCGATTGTTCGCCTCGGCGTATGCTTTCCAAGCGGCATCGGCGGCAGCCTTCTCGTTGTCTGAACTGGGAGCTACTCCTATGGTCACAAGATTCGACAAAAGGGCCGACTGATCCTGGGCTGGACCTCCGACCATCTCCGAAGGGCGAATCGTATTCTTGTCGATGTATTCGCTTCTCCGGCGTTCTGCCCTCTTATATGCGGCATCTGTATCGGCAACATTTTTCTCCAGCTCCGGCATAGACTGTTCAATCTTGACTATCTCCTCCGAATTTTCTTTAATCAAGTCGGCGGCCGCCTTCGCCTTGGCATTCTTGAGTATCGATTCGGTTAGTTCGTCGTATTTGGATTTTGCCTCACCCAGCATAATCTGCTCGGTTGACATCTTGGCAAAATAGTCGGGGTACATAGCCTGCAATCGCTTCGCAGCCTTGATTCTCTCGTCCTTGGAATTAGCCTCATTGACTGCTGCCTGGTAGAGGGCTTTCAACTGGGCCAGCTCCGCCTTCGATGCCGAAGCGGCGGCCTCCGACACATCGGAGATACTGCGCTCAAACTCTCGCTCTGCCTTGGCAGCTTCAGCGGCTTCTTCCCGGGCCGACTTCATGCGTTCACGATACGACAAAAGGGCCCCTACCCCGGCCGCCAAAGCCCCTACTAATATCCCCACAGGAGACATCTTGGTGGTTCTATTGAATGCCTTCGATACTACATCAGCCTTGCGAATTTGTCCAGTAAGCCGATAGTATGAAAGCCTAAGCAACTGAATAGTTCCCCTACTCACCAAAGCGATAGCATTCCCCGTTTTCTGAGTAGCATTCCACAATTTTTGGGCAATTATTCCAGCCTTGACTGCCACTGTGTACCCGGCGACACCAGCTGTCAAAGAAATTATCAAAGTTCGATTCTCTTTCAGGAAATCGACTACAAATTTCAAAACCCGTAACATAGCCGACGCGCTCGTAATAGAATATCGCATAACGGGGAGAAGATCCTTACCAAGCGCAATTGAAATCTCATTGAATGATTTTTTCGCTTTGTCGAGTTGCGCCTGCACCGTATTGTTTTGGACATTGAACTCTGTAATGGCCGAGGTACCTTCGTCAAAGGCTTCCTGAGCCAGTTTTTGCTCTCTCCGAACCGATTCGATATTACCAGCCAATACCGACAACACACTGGCAGCACGGGCTCCATCGAGCTTCATCGCGTCGAACATCGGGGCAAGCTCCTGCATACCACCGGCCCGGCCCAGGGTGTCGAGAAAATAGAGCAGGGCCTCGTTCGCATCGTTTTTCACCATCTGAGCGAACTGCTGGATATTGATACCCGCGATTCGGGCTAATTTCTCCGGCTCCTTGTACATCTCCATGATTACGCCCTGTAATGCCGTGGACGACATCTCAACCTGCTGGGCATTTTGGTCGAGTACCGAAGCATACCCCATGATTTGGGCGACAGTCATATCGGCTTGCTTTCCTACACCTGCCATGCGGTTCTCGAAATCGACCAAATAGGAAGCCGACGCGGTAGAATTCTGCGAAACCTCATTGATGGCAGCTCCTACGGCCAGCATGGCTTTGCCAAGGCCCATTCGGTCCGCATCGCCATAGATCGACGAGAGCTTACCGATATCCCGGGTTGCCCCCTCTCCCAGCTCATCGAGGGCGACGTTTATCACATCGGCCGCCTTGACATATTCGAGAACGGCGTCCTGCGATGTGATACCCAATTTGCCGGCTTCTTGAGCCAGTTTGTTGAGCTGTTCGCGAGAAGAGCGGGTGTCCATCGTCTTGAACGATTCGTTCAGCTTCTCGACCTCGTCCATGGTCATGCCCGTAAATTTACGAACGCTTGCCATCTCGCCCTCCATATCGGCATAGCTCTGGACCGCGTTCCTTCCCGACATAGTCAAGCCGGAGATGGCTGCCACCGACATAGTAATGGCATTTCCCCAGTCGAACATCTTCCTGGAGAATCGAGTCCACAGCGATTCCTGTTCTCTCATAGAATTTTTCACCGAGTTCAGTTCCCGCTGTACCAGTTTTATTTTTTCGACCTGGGCATTCCAGGCGGCTGACCCTCGCTCGATATTGTCGAGCTGCCGGCGAAGCGTGGACAATGTTTTGGAAAGCTCTTTCGGGGTGGCCCTATCGAGCCGGCGCATGACGTTCTCGGCCTGCTGGGCCGACGACGACATCTCCTTAATCTCCTTGTTTGCCTTTCTCAGCTCCTTTTGGAGTTTGTTCATCTCGATTTTATCGCCGCTACTGCGGGCCCGGGCCAAAGCATTTTCAAGATCTTCGGCCCGTTGCCGGAGAGCCTTCAACCGCTCCTCTGCATTCTTGCCATTCACCTCCAAGACAATGGAGGCCGATGTTTCGTAGTTGCTCATATTCGTTCAATTTTTCACGAATATGGGTACTCCTGGCGACACCATAAAAGACACAAAAAAGCCTCGGGGAGAGATTTCCCGAGGCTCTGACAAGAAGTCTATTTCGATAATCGACTTACGAATGACGATATTTCCTTTTGATAAAACGAAGGAAACGGGTACAAAGAGCAACTATCGCCGTTATCACGAAAGCTGCTACCACAATCCAATATATGTACCAGAATACAACGCTAACCGCCGTGAGTGCTCCAAGAGCCAAAATTATCACGAACAAGAGCACAAATCCAAAGGCAATCAATATAGACATATTCCCTCCTTTTCTTCGAAGATAGTGAAAATTTTCAACATTCGCAAGCCTATCACACAAATTGTCGCGGCTTCATGAGCCAACCATGTCGCCCATCAGGATAATAGGCCGAGCGAAAACCGAGCGAGAGCATGGTCATCGCAACATCGTTGGGCACTAAATCGGCCATATCGTCCAGGTCGCGCAAAATATCGTCGGTGGTACGAACGACGGCCCCCTCGTCGGTGAGAGCGGCGGCCGGCACCCACTCCTGTAAATACTGTTCTACGAGGTTCTGCAACGAAACCTCCTTCTCTTGCTTATTCATGATTCTCTCCTTCCTTTTTAAGATGAAATACTTCGATATAGTTGTCAATTGCTTCCTTCAGGAGGAAGAGTTGCAACTCACCAGTGAGCCAAATAGTACCACTGCCATTATAAGATGTTGTCTCGATTTCCACCTCTGCTCTGTCCTTCGACTGCTCCGATTGGTGGCGGACAATGCGTATGGACAGGCCGTCTTGCTCAAATTCCATAACGTAGCTTCTTCTCATCGCTCACCTCCTTTCTCTGCCGAGAACCGGGCCGTAATACCGGCCACACCCCGATAGGCGTAGGCGGCCAGTACGAGCGCCGGCAAGGCCAGCAAAGGCTCGCCGGTGGCCAGGGTGAGCAACAAGATAAACAACGAAGCGACGAAACGGACGCTTCGCCACATTTCACGGCGGGAGAGTTTGACCTCGAGCTCCCGCTCAAAAAATCGGATTAGGTAATTTTCGAGGGCCGATGTTTTTCGCCCTTCCCTTGCCTGCGATACAGGCATTGCGACTGTTCTTTTCATTTTGGAAGTCATTTAAATGAAACAATATGTTATGGACGGGAAGGGAACAAAAAAAGTTCCGCTCCCCGTTGACTTCCACCTGAAACAGGCAGTGGGCGCATTAACGCTCCACACGGGACGGAACTATATGAATAGCCATGGGCATAAAAAATGCCAACGGCAAAGTTGGCGAACGCACGTCGCCTGTTTCAAATGGAAGTCACTACAAAGGTGAGATATTTTTTTGAAACGAACAAGGAATAAGGCAAAAATAAAACGGCCCCGCTTTCCCGTTGCTCAACACCTAAATCAGGCTGGGAGGCCATTAAGCTCTCCACACGGGGGTCGGGGCCGTACTCTATACTACCGAACCGGCCGCCATTTCCTGTGTCGCCAAACAAACCATCTCGATGCGCCGAGCGCAAAAAAATGAACAGGAAAGACAGCCGATATTCGTAATAACAAATACGAAGTTATTATTTCTTTAATTTGAATCCCCCTTCAAAAAAAATCAATCTTAAATCTCCCCAAGTAAATGAATTATCCTAGCCTTAATATTTTCATATGTCGCATTCAATTTATTTTTTGCGGCCCTTGTCAATCTCGATGTATGGGCCATAGCATCTCTAATAGGTTTATATTCTTGAGCATCCCGATGTAGACTAGCCTTTTTAAGTTCTCCTTTAGATATTGGTTCAACCAAATAAGTCAGATCGTCCATTGCAAAATACGAAAGATCACTATCGTCTTCCCTTATATCAAAACTAATATTAGCAGAATTCTTTGCATTTTCGGCAGTTTTCCTCCACTTTTCTATTTCATCCTTCTTACCGCTTAAATCAACCGCTTTTTCCCTAATATACTTTCTCAAAAGATTTTCTGAAATAAAACATTCGCCATAAGAGGTAAAATTAAATGTTGCATCTTCATCTAACTCTGCAATCCATTGCTCCACCTTTTTCCTATTTGCATTACTTGTCCCTTCTGGCACAAAATCTTTTGAAATTTCATTAAACAGTTCTTTTGATTTTCTATCTTTCGGAGGAATCCTTGTATTCTCCGAATCACCTTCCTGCTTTAATTCTGTACGCCAAATATCCCAGTCTTCTATAATTCTCTTTAATAATATCTCCAATTCTTGAAGTAATCCCAAAAATTTGGGATCATCAGAAACAACACCCTCTCTACTACTCGTAAAGCGGTCATTTTCATCATCTAATTCGTTATAATGAATCTGTCCATATAAGTAACTTTCAACAATTCTTGCTGTTGGAATGTGTTTTAATATGTCCTTCTCTCTGAGCCGCCCATTAACATATAAGTCTATACTCACTTTTTCTTCTGAGCCTCGAATTTTTAACATCGAAGGTTTCGTCACAGATGCTATAAATCCTTTTATACCAATCGCATCTACTTTTAGATTCACATTCCGTTTTAATGAATCTCGCTTTTTTAAATAATCTTTTAAATATGGATCATTAGGACTGTTTATTTCCCACAAAAGCTGCGTATTATCTATAAGCTCATTCAATTCTTCCAAACTAATCTTCTTATCATTTAATACTATATTGAAATTAGGATCCAATAAAGAAAATCGGAAATATAAAGCGACTAATTTTCGTATATAGTCTACTCTATTTCTTATACCATCATTGATCTCCTCAAATACAATTATAGTTCCATGGGACAAATTCGGTGTATATTCCTCTATTACAGCTTCTGATGGTTCCATAAGATTATACTCATTTGCCGAAACATCGTCCTTTATAGCTTCATCCAAACCAGAATTATCAATAACCCCTCCAACTACGTCTGTATTCTCAGTCTTTGTTATTATTGTTATTCTTTTGGCACAAGACAACAATGCTAATTTCCCAATTCCCTTTCTTCCAATAAAAGGACGACCAGAATCTGTTCTTATTATATTACCCTTGCGCTTAGAATACCCAATTTTCAAGAATTTATTCTGAAAATCATAATCTGTCATTCCTTTTCCATCATCCTGAATAACAAGAATATTTTTCTCCTTATCTACACGAATATTTACATTAGTAGCATCAGCATCCCACGAGTTTGAAATAGCCTCCCCCAATACAGTTATAAAACTCCTATATAAATTTCGTCCTAAATGATTAAGGATACTAAGAGATATATTAAAAGTGTATGCCTTCATAATATTTTTATTATATGGTTAACTATACTTTCTGCAATTATTTCTCCTAATCTCGGAGGCACAGCATTCCCTATATATCTCGATGCCTTCGTTATCGAAATCGATTGTTCATCAGGGAAAAACTTATAAGTTTTAGGGAATGTCTGTATCAGAGCAGCCTCTCGCACCGAAATAGCCCGATCTTGCGTAGGATGTCCGAATCGTCCGTTTCCTAGTCCTGTACATTGCGTCGTCATTGTAGGAGCTGGAGAATCCCAAACCATTCTACCATACACACTACCGAACGATTTACCGGCGTCTTTCTTATGACACTTCAATCTCAATTCTTCCGGCCAATCTTTCCAACCACCGCCATAAGGAGTGTTTCGGATACGCAATAAATTCAGTGGAGAAAGAGCCTTAGCTCTATGCAGAGGATCGCTTTTATCTGCTTCTCCGGCTTTAAGCTCGGGTAAATCTCCTATAACAGTCTTCACCGATACATAGTTATCGGGCGTATGAATCGGAGGTATTAAATGTATATCCCCGAATCTAGAAGCCAAAAGAACTAGTCGTTTCCTAGTTTGTGGAATACCATAATCGGGGCAATAAACCATATTTACGCTCACATGATAATTCTCTTTTAACAACGAGACAAAATCTTGGAGGACTGGTTTCAATTTAAAGCGAGCAATCTGTGTCACATTTTCCATCGTAACGATATCGGGACGAACTTCGTCGACTAATCGACCGAATTCGTATAACAAATCGTATTTATTCGGATCTTTGTCTTTATTTTTAAATGCATACGAAGAAAACGGCTGACAAGGAGCACAACCAGCCAAAACCTTAACATCATAATCACCGAAAAGAGACTTTATCTGTTCACCTGTCACGCGAGTAATATCTGTATCGAAGAACTCGGCTTCATTATTATGAGTGTAAGCGAACTTGCATGTTTCGTCGATGTCGAAACCAGCAATAATATCCAATCCTTTCCGCTTCAACCCGTAACTTAACCCGCCTATTCCACAAAACAGGTCGATTACTCCTATCCGACTTTGTAAAGTTATCTCGCTCATTCTATATTCAAAGTTCCTATCTTTGTACAAAGATAGGTAAAGAGTTTGAAAATAAAATGATTTTTATACGATTATGGATACTTGTAGTGCTGAACGAAGGTCTGAAATAATGTCGAAAGTCAAACAAAAAAATACGAAACCAGAGATACTGGTTCGTAAATTCTTATTCTCTCAAGGGCTACGATATAGGACTAATGTCAAAGGTTTACCAGGAACTCCGGATATTGTACTCAAAAAATATAATACGGTTATTTTCATTCATGGATGCTTTTGGCACGGACATTCGTGTAGAGCAGGCCATCGGCCTAGTAGCAATAAAGACTATTGGATTCCTAAAATAGACGAAAATATAAAAAGGGACACCCACAAAATCGAAGAACTAAAAAGACTAGGCTGGCATGTAATCGTCATCTGGCAGTGTGAAATAAATACCATTGCCAAAAGGAACAGTAGGTTACAAACTCTCTTAACCGAAATTAAAAGAAACGAAGTTCTCAAAGAGAGATAAATAACAAATAAATAAGCATATACAGGTAAATTTACCCCTATATTTCCCCTGAGAACTACAATTTTCCAGACTTCAAAACTCTATTCTGTTATAAACCAGTTTCTTAGGGATTCAAAAAGGGAATTTTTCCCTTTTTTTCAGTCAAACCTTCCCCCTACCGCCCTGCGGAGCGAGAGGACCTCCCCCCCCGCCCCGGTCGGAATATGCCCAAAGGCCCCCCCTGCCGGTGGGGCGGTGCCGGCGAGGTGCGAAGGGGGGGTACCGTCGAACGGTAGAGAAGAAGGTGCGACCTTCTCGATGGGCGGTACCTCTCCTCTTACTTATACACAAAGCCGCCCACTTTCACAAGCAGACGGCTTCGGAGGGATACCCCTTTACACAAACTAAAAAACAACTATCAGAAATTCCAAAGGGTATAGCTAACCGAGACCCCGACAAAGGGCTGAAAGCCACGAGGGGTAAGGCCATAACCGGCACCGACCCCAAGGCTCCATCTCCGAGGCTTTTCGCGCACGGTGACGACCTGTGTCATCGGATATAGGAAAATGCTGTCGAGGCTCGGCTGAAAACCTGAGACATAGGCGGTAAATGTGCTATCGCCATAGACCTTCTGCGTGATGGGTATAGCCACCTCTATACTATCGGCCAGAGAAACGGCTGGTGCCGAACGCGCGGAAACGGAACGCTTTTCGCCGGCGGCTTCAGCCAGTGAGATTTCGGAGCCGGCTGCCTGACCAGCGAAACGGAAGAGAAGCGTGTCACCGGCTTCCGGCGAGAAAGGCGAACTGTCGGCGGCATGTTGGCCGATGCCCTGGTAGAGGCTATCACTGCCAGCCGACGACATGCGTGCGGTGTCGGCTTTCAGAGAGGGGCCACCGGCGCGATGCCCATCGATGGAAGCGGACGGAAGCCGCACTACGACATATCTCACCACCTGGCTATCCCGAGGGACAGGGAGATAATAAGGGACCGTATCGAAGAAGGTGGCGGTGTCTCTCTCTCGATCCAGTTCGAGAGTGGGCCCGATGGGGCGAAGCCAGCCCCATAGCGCCACAATGAGGAGAATCCCGACGAATATCCAAGGGAGCGCTTTCATGTGAGGCTATCGAGATAGTGAACAATCCCGGCGACATGTAAATCGACAATCGCCTTTTTGCCGGTCTCGCTCAACAGGAAATCGACCTCTTCACGATTGTCCTGGAACAGGTTCTCGGTGAGCACGGCCGGGCAAAGGGTATGCTTCAAGATGTAGAGATGGCCCTCTTTGTCGGGGTCTCCGTCTGTCTCATCTTTCCGGAGCTTGAAGCCGGCGGCGCCGGCCGCCCCGTACAGGCAAGAGGCCAGGTCGTCGGCTTTCGTGTTCCCGACACTCGTCCAAGCCTCCCAGCCTTTGGCCGAGAGCCATTCCCCACCCTGCCCGGCGGCATTGACGTGAACCGATATAAGGATAGCCTGTTTCCCGGCTTCCTGGTATAGCTTGTTTGCTCTCGATACTCGTTCTTTGAGAGGAATATCCTCCTGTTCAGGAACGAGCCGAGAGACATCGAGCCCCCTGGACTCCAACTCGGCCGCTATGAGGCGGACGAGCTCTCGGGTGTAAGCATACTCCAGAAGGCGCCCATCGGGCGAGCACTTCCCAGCTGTTTCACGGCCGTGGCCGTTGTCGAGGATTATTTTCATAGCGGCATTATTTATATTCTGGTAAAAGGTATTGAATATTCATGGCGGCATCGTGCAGAATGGGGCGAGCTTCGTTCTCGGCAGGAATATTCTCGTGAGTGAATTCGACGAAGATACTCCCCACCCAATCGTATTTATTGTCATTGAGTCGCTTGATGATAGCAGCATGGCACCCGCAAGACGACAGTAAAGCCTTCGCATATCTATCGTCGACCTGCTCGTCGATGTTAGAGATGTACATAAAGAGGTTCTTGCTCATATCGGCGCTAAACCTTGCCACCTCTGCCATCTTCAGGCTGTGGATCTTTTCGCGCATTCCTTCCACGCCCTTGCGCTTCACCTCATAATAAACCGATAGCATACACTCATTGCCCAAGGGGTGAGGCTGCACAATATAGACCCTATCGGCTTTCAGCAGATAGAGGACGTTCCACAGCTCGCCAAAAACAATCGAAGAGCTGTCGTTCCTGCGTTTGTATTTTGCCTCCTGCTCACTTTTGAAGGCTTCGATTTTCAGGTCGGTGACCTTTTCCCGCGACTTCTGGGTCGATTTCATATAGATGCTTAAAACCGTTGTGACGATTGTCCCGATGGCGGTGATAATAGCGGCCAAGTATTCCATGTTTTTCCAGCGTGTTTGATTTGTGTTTCCTTTTCATTCCGCCGAGAAGATCTCCCGGGAGGAACAGGTGATATTTTTTGAGCTTTTCTATTGATACTCCAAGTTTTATGCTTATCTTTGTCTTAGCCAATCTGATATATCTATTGGCAGTCGTAAGCGAAAAGTCCTTGTGTAGGCCCGACGGAAAAGTCTTTGGGCCTTTTTTCATATATTCTCCTTCAGCCTTTTCCCTTTTTCAAAAGTGAATGAAAAACCAACGCCATCGGCTGTTGTATTGCTGACAACTCGAAGTGAGAACCTGGCAATATTCGAAATTCGAGTTTTCCCATCAAATACAGCCAGACCAAACTGGCGAACGACAATCTGATCTCGACTTTCGGTATCCTGTGTAGCGGTAAAAATAAACTCTTTTTTATAACGCCCATAGTGAACAATGATATTCGGGAAATTGTCTTCCACGACTTGTTTTCCTATTTCATCAGGCGAGTTTGAAATCAGGGTTGCGGCTCCAGGCATATAGGGCCATCGGTAAAATTGGAATCGTGATTTTGGGTTATTCACATTCTGCGGGATTCGCCAGCCCGCCACTCTTCGGTATCTTTTTTTGTCAACATTCCTATCCCTCGTAGAGATATGGCGCATCAGGCGAATTTCAAACGTCGAGGCGTCCACCCCATCCGGGAGGTACTCAACCGGATACAGGACAAGATTCCCTGCTTCTATTTTCAGCGTGATGTCGATGTATGGTGATGTCACTCCAATAGGGCCAGAATTTTGACCACCAATCAAGGTAGCCATATCGTCAAGAATAAGCCCGAGACTGTCGGGGGTGATGCTGTTCGCTTCGGTTTCTGCGCGGAGTGCTTTGATTTTAGCTTTGATTTCGTCGATTTGAGCCATAGTATTTCTGTTTTTCCTCAAAAATATGGCCGAACGACGAATCGTAAAAAGACAAAAAAACCGCATCCTTTTTCAAAGATGCGGGGTAAAAAATTCTCCATTAAGTTTAATCAAAACGAAAGAGCAACTAGTTCTTTTCCTAGTTTATGTAAGCCCTCTACTATTTTCTCAGCTTGCTTTCTTCGAGGCTTCGACCGACCAGCTGCATAATGCCCTAACTGTTTTTGGTTGATACCTGTAATGTATTGCAGAGCTGAGAAAGAGAAAATATTTTGATAGAAGCACAACAGGCTTTGAACATCAAATTGATATACAATTTGATACTCTTGATCAAAAATTTCAGGATAGCTATCCCCATCTGCTTTAGCACACTCAATGTAGAAATCGATGCTATCTCGGACTTCTTTCTCCAGATCGCTCCAGTCGCCAGTAACAGCCACTACCCAACCTTCCAGTAAATCGCATGAAGCAGAATAGCCATTCTCGGTTTTCGAAACGTTTACAATAACATTTGCCTCCATAAGTCCCATAGTTGTTTGTTGTTATAAGTCTAATTTTCCAAGTATAAACTTAACTTTACAAGTTTAACTTTATAAGTTCAATTTTACAAGTATAAGTTTATAAGTATAAGTTCATACTTTGTAAGTAAGTATGTATGTATATTTTATATGAACGTTTATAAAACAAGTACGTATTTTCTCTTCTTAAACGGATTCGGAGGGGAGTCGGAGCTAAAATTTTAGCCCCGATTGCTTCTCCACGCTTTTCAAGTTGTTACCCCAAATATCATCGGAAGGTTTGCCATTTAGAGTTACCTTCCCCTTTTTTACCGGGTGCTTCAATTGGCGATGACTTCCGTTCTGGTAAGCGACTACCCAGCCATCATCAAGCAACATCTTAAGAACTGTACTTGTCTTTAAAACTTTCATTTGATTTCTTTTTTACATGCGACAAAGATAGTATATTTTCTACGATTCACAAAGGAAAAACAAAATAAAATAGTATTTTTTCTATTATTTAACAGATATGGTAACTTATAAAAAAGCCCCGACTTTCACAAGCCAGGACTTTGCAATTTACATAAGACAAGGGGAACTGAATCACATATTTCGTTTTTTGTAAAACTCCGTAGAACCTTTCAATCGCTTGTCGTTGAATGAGTCAGACATGATACCGATAAACTCACGTCCCATGCTGTCGGCCATAAAGTCTCGCAGGTTCATCACTGAAGAATAGTATTTGAGAGAAAACCATCGGCGACGTTCGCGGACTTTCACGCGGCCAATATCTCCGGGATTCCCCCTGGGGACCTCTCGCCCCACTCCATAATCTTGCCACAACCCATATTCCAGGAAAGTCTGCATAAGAACAACCTCCGAAAAGCGGCCGTCGGCCCGCACAGGAAGAGCAGCCACCGAATTAAGCAAGCTCTTGGTATCCATCACCTCCATATCGACAATCTTCTCTTTCCAGATGTCAATCATCGTAGAATTGAAAGCCCCAATGTATTTGGCCCGTTCTTCAAAAGCTTTTTCTTCAGTTATGTTATTCCCATTCATCATCGTTGACTCTTAAATCGGTGTATGTACTCACTGTGATATTAAAGAAGGAGCAGGCACAGCCAGAAAAGAAGTACTTTTCGATTTCGCTGAATCGGATTTTCTGGTCGATGAAGATACGGTTCTCGGCGAGGCGCGTGCTTTCGAGAATCAGCTTCGACATGAACTGCCGAAAAATTTCCCGTTGCAAGTCGAAGGCCTCCATACGGGCCTTCATATCGTCGATTTTATGCCGCACGGCGAAGAATACCGTTTTTGTCCGAACGGTATGCGGGCTATTGGTCAAATCGGTAGAGCCTGAGGAGATATCACTCACGCACACGAAGGCGGTGGTATTTTGCATATTGGCGAGAGCTTCCTCGAAGCCTTCGAGGCTACTGACCAGGCAAAAGCGGAAGCCGTGCTTCCGCGCGAGTTTGTTGCTCTCGGTCAACCGCCGGAAGAAGTCGGCGGCGTCCCAGTTGAATGATTTACTTTCCATACTGTCTCTTTAATTCTTCGTATTCTTTCGCCTGGGCATCGAGCTCGGCCAAAGCTCTCCAGGTATCCATGGAGAGGACTTGTTTCTCTTTGGTGATATCGCCTTTGGTGAGGGCTCTGATTTGGGCATTCATAGCCTCCTGTAATCGCTGACCGAGAGGGGCTCCCTGCTCGAGAAGATTCTCCGACGATACGGAAGCAGCCGGTTGCAAGAAGTGGGGAAATGTGCGAGCGAGCAGCTCCTTGAGCGAGGCAAACCAGTAGAAGGTCGAGAGCTTCTCAGCGGCATTTGTCTTGATTTTGGGCGCATTGTACAAGATACTGGCCATCTCGTTGAGAAGGTCCTGTTTCTGTGTAGAGAGATAGCCCTGGTAAAGGTTGTCACAGTAGATGTACTTCTCCAGCTCAACGCCCTGGAAGTCGGCCGGCAAGGCTATGTATCTACCGATACGCGAAATCCTGACGGGGTATTCGGGCATGGAATCGATCCAGTCGAGCTCGTGAATAGCCGAGGCAATCAATTCCCGACTGACCCTGAATGTGTCGGAGTTGTGCTTGACGACAAAATCATGTTCTCCATACCGGCATACCACCCGGATTTTTCCCCATAGGAAAAAGCAATAGGTCTTGATCTGGTCGGCCGAGAGATTGTCCTGAAACAAATTGAACAGGTAGTAGAGCTGTCTATCGGTAAGCTCAATCCATGAAATGGGTAATGTAATCGCTATTCTATTCATATCAAAAGGGTTAAATATCAAAACCAATATCCCGAACTCTTTTTGTCGTTCTCGAAAATAGGCGGAGAAAAGAGCTCGGCTGTCTTCGAGTTCTTCCACTCGGGATATTTATCGGGATTCTCCCGAATAAAGTTCACAAGGTCAGTGAGCGCCCTTTTATTGAGAGGGGCTCCGGGTATTGCCCTGGCGATAATCCGGCGGACACGGCTGGCCAGCGGGGCATAAACCGAGCCTTTCTCGAAGGGCGCCACGCGTAAACGAGCCATCAGTTCGGGCGAAATAAACTCATCGGCAGCCTCATTTTCGAGGGGTTCTGCAAGATTCCGAACCCGAAGAAACTCGTCCCACATGGGTTTCTCGGGATCGGCCAGTCCGGAAAGATGATCGGCCAACGGCAGGAACAATGAAGCGGAGAACCACTTCCCCTGAGGAGTCTCGGCATATCCATCTATATCTGCCAAAGCTATCAACATAGTAGAAGCCGCTTTATCGCGCAACTGGGCCAAAGAGAACATCAGGCGCTCGATTCGCTCTTTCGATGCCGGTACGACATTCTGGTTGTTCACGATACCGAAGCCGTTTGGGGTGAGCACGAGGTCGAGCGATGGCACAGCCATGCGGAATGCCTCGTTAGCGACATAGACCGATGCGGCATTTCGCAGCACCTCGGACATCGACTGGGGATTTGCCAACATCTCGGGCCCGATAAAAATATCGGACAGAGAGGCTTCAACAAGCCCCATATAGGACTTTACTTTCTCGTAGAGAGAACTCTCCCCTTCTACGGTGGACATGACGTTGGGGATCAAGCTTCTTAATTCGGAATCGTTCGAGATAATCATGTTTCGGGAGTATTAGTGGTAACTGTTTTCGCGTCTGTTTTTTCGTCGAGTGTCGTGAGCATGATGAATGGGCAATCGGGATATGCACCTTTCCAGCCATTGAATCGGATTATGAGGTTGTGAACGGTAAAGAGCAAATCGTGATAAGGCTTCTGCAATGCCTGGGCAATAGTATAGAGTTCGCGTTTATCGCTCCCGCTGTTGTTGGTCTGAGCTTTTCCGGGCACAGAACCGACCAGGTTGGAATGCACCCGCATGGTGAAACATATCATGTTCACGGCCTCGATGATATCAGAGGCCCAGTCACCGCCTTCCTTGTCGGTCTCTATCTTGTTGATGACGACATCATGTACAACGTCACCGTTCGGGTTGGTGTAGAACTGCGAAAACCAGGCTTTGCCGCTGTTCTCGACACCGGTGAGGAATTCGAGTATCTTCTTCTTCTCTTCGACAACCCTCGCCTTTTGTTTAGATCTATCTGTGATTCCTTCGGCCCGGAAAATGCTGGGCCAGTACTTGTCGGAAATTTCGATGTGGTATTTGATGGGAGCCGAGTTCTTGAGTTTGGCCTCCTTGGCCAGACCAATAAGTCGCTTAATGTTGTACCACCGGCCCCGAAATAGCGACGCATAATAGGGTATCGGGTAGTAGGTGTTATCGGGAGTGGGCACCTTTGTCAGAATAGCAAATTTTCGGGTTCTCGTTCTCATGCGCTTTTCCCCGTCGTCACCCGTCATGCGACCCATGCGGACCATAAGGTCGTAGAGAGGCGCATTCAAGTCAAGCAGGTCGATGATTTCAACCTGTTCTTCCAGAGGCTTAGTTTTCCGCCAATTCGCGTAGTATAGTTTGTCGATGCGACCATTTGCATCGGCAACTCCTAGGCGACAATAGCAGGCTTCTTTCCTTACAAGCCGTGTAATCCGAGACCCATCTCCATTCAAAATAATCACATTCACGCAAAAGGCAAAGTATTTGAAGTCTTGGCATACGCCCAGATAGCTGGCTGGTATATTATTCCCTACAAAGAAGGAATCAATTTCCTCCTTGACCTTTTCCGAACACGCCACGGTGTTGTAGAGAAGCCCTGACCCATAGCAGATTTCGGCGTTGAACATCTGGCAGGTTGACAGGGTTTCGTCGCGATCAATCAGCTCGAGAATATCATACGGAAGCTGATCGTCGGTCCCCCAAGGCATATATTTATGCTTATCCCCTATGGGTATAGGCGAGAGATCACCTGTTTCACGAAACTCTGTTTTGCTCAATTCCGAAGAGAACATAGCTTTTGCATTGATGCCAGGAATATCATCTATGCTTGTAAAATTGATAGGCTCAAAATCACTCATAAGAATACTGTTAAATTATTGATTTCAAAGATGCAAACATCGCGTACAGTGCGAATTTGGCGGCTGTCGAGTAGCTTCACCCGACGAACCCCTTTGTAAAAGTCATAGCGTAGAGATATACAATTCCGCCAGTGCTGTATCTGACCGGATTTGGTCCAAAGAGTTATATCAACGGGATCACCAGACTTGAACATTTCCCGCATGGTATTGATGTGAATAGAACGTGCCATAGAAACTATTTAAATTGGAACTCAAACTGCTGCGAAAATGAGCCTTCTGTTTTTCTTTTGATTGAATTTATCCTGGGATAGACATCGGCATATTTCCAAGTAAATTTCACTTTGCTGAGTTCGGTATTTGAGTTACTGATTTCGCAAGTGGATTCGGTAATAAGAATTTCAGCCATCTCATTGATAGAATCGGCGTTGGGGTCAAACATCTTCACGAGAGGCGAGAAAAGAAATTGCTCCACCCAATCCTTAACAGGAGAAGAAAGAGCAGAAGTTTGCACCTCATAGCTCTTTTCAATAGTTCGATCGTAGAATACCTCTCGGTGATTGACCACTGCCGTGTCGCGCTCGACCTTTGTTTTGGTGGTGGTGATGCCCTGGACCTCAAAAAGTTCAAACACATTGAAAGCATTTATAAAAAACATCTGGGTGAGATTCTTCCGATCAGTGACGTAATAAGTGATATTCCGAGGTCCGACCGACACCGAGAAGGACAAAAGCTTTATCTCCTTGCCAGGATATGATTCCTGGATTTCCGATACATAATACTTGGCCGATACATTGATATTGTGCAAGGCAATATCCTTTTCTTCTGTTTCGGCAGTCTCCCAGTCCATTGCTTCGAGTACACCATCGGCATAGAATACAACATGATGGCGACTAGTGATATCCTCGCCCTTCTTTGAAATGAAAGGAACCATATCGTATGCCAACGTCGAAATTTGTTTCGCCGAAAGAGTTGTCAGGAAATTTTCCTCGATAAAAGCTTCAGCATAATCGTCCATAAAATAGCTGGAAAAGACAGCCACAAAATCCCGGCGGAATCGATTCTCCGCTACTACAACAGTTAGATCCCGGAGCGAAAAAGAAGCAAATGACAACTGATTTTCAATCATATATTGCTCCATTACTTGTCCTAAATTGGTCCAATAAATACGGCCATTTTCATTCACATAAAGGTTGACAGAGAATATCAATTGTTCTTCTGCCCAAAGTTCGAGTTGTTCCCAGCCCTGATCCGAAACCAATTCAAGGTCCGGGAATGTCGAGGTAAAGACAACATCACTAAACCAAGTATTGAGACTTACTATCATACGCCTTCTATTTGCACTCAAAAATAGAGCTCCTCGGCATTCTCCAAAAAGACAAAAAAGCCCCGACTTTCACAAGCCGGGACTTCGAGAAACTTAAATTGAATCTATGAAGTTTTCACACAACTCCGTTAGAAGAATAGCGATATAGGGCATTCTGCGGGAACTTTTCGCACCCAATGTATAAGGTATCGAAAGCATCGGTACCGTCGGTTCGGTGCTCGAGCAGGGATTCCTCAGACTCTTCGTGCTTTTCCCCACCCTTGTCTTTCTTGAACCCGTTCCGCCCCCGCGATACGCCGGCAGATTGTATCGCCAGAATAAGATCGTCGTTATTCTGGCGATTGAAGAATGGCATTAACCGCTGCTTGCCTGCGAACCCTTGATTTATGAGCAGATACTTCTCATCGTGTCGCATGGGGTTGCCCAGATAAAAATCGATGACCTCCCAGCCATGCCGCTCAAATTCGTGGCAAACCACCCAGTGGAAATCTTGATTGTTGATTGCATAGTTTGAGCCCAGGGCGGTGCTATCGTAGTAATAGACAACGGTCTTATTTTCGTGATTCGCATAGTATGTACAGAAATCATCGATAAGAGCAGGGATTTTCCGCTCGAATTTGACGAAGAACGATTTTATGATGTTGAGCCGACGCCCGGAAGGTTGCCCGGCGACTATCCAGTTGATGTTAGCGTTGTAGTCCATGCCGATGCAGATAGGTTCGAGCGGGTTCACGTCCTTATCGGCCCGGCTATCGAGAAGAGCCGGATCGAAGTCATAGCCCAGCGAATCGAGGTAGTCGAAATCACTGGCGTTGTATTTATGCGCTTCGCGCATGGAGGAGTAGAACCCGTCCTTAGCGATGCCGATACGCTGGCAGAGAATAGATGTCTGGAAGGTCTTAGGCGTGAGGTCGCGCTTCATCTGCTTGATGTAATTCTCACCCAACAGTTGCAGGTTCTCGATAGAGGAATACTCTCGGTAATAGACAGCCACCGAGCGCATTTTGTTGAGATTAGTGTCGAGACGTCGGATATAGCCTTGTAAATACTTGGGCACCGGCTTTCCGGCCTTCTTAAGCTCACGAATGCGGTTCTTGGTCTTCCATATCTCGAAGACGGTCGCCTTGATTGTCTCTATCAATTCGATGTCCATCTTATCCTTGTAATGCAGGAACCACGACCCTTTTTGAGTCTGTGGCATGTCACTCAAAATCATCAGCGAGTGGTTACAGGAGTGAGCCCCGAAATAGGATTTAATGCCTCCATTGGCTGGGAGGGTCTCTTCTTTGAGCTTTTTGTAATCGATGAACTTGGCTTCATCGACGAGCACCCAGGAGAGAGTGAGCGAGTTTGAGGAGCCTGGGCGGTCCTGGGATATAATGATGGCTACCGAACCGTTATAAAAGGAGATAACGTGCTCATAGTCGGCCGGCTCGGTGATGGGCCTCGCAAAAGTTTTCGGCGGTCGCCGACCTACAACGTAGTGAACCCCGTTAAGAAATCCCCATCGCTTCCAGGCTGCAAAGAGCCCCGGGAGGGTGTTCGTGAGGCCGTGTTTGAACGTAGGCACGACGATTCCTCCGGTAGAACCCGGCATTCGCTGCATATTCCGGAGAACAAACGGCGAGGCGATACTGTCGGTTTTACCGGTACGACGCCCGGCGACAATTACCGTAGTGTTGGCTCCGATGAGCTGGGTGAGCCGCTGCGGCCCGTTGAAATAGACCTTATTTTGTGCTTCCATCTCCAAAGAGTTCATCTTCCTCGAGGTCGGCTTCCTCAAACTCAATATCTTCGATGTCGATAGTCTCTTTCCGATATTTATCGAGCATCTCCTTGATTTTCTCGTTAATGTTGGGAATTGGTTTAATTCCCAGCACCGTGGGATCGTCGGTAGCCGTAAAGGGTTGCACGACGATTTGGTCGTATGGCATGGCTCTCTCGTCCTCGATATCTACCCGATTGTATTTGGCATAACTGGAAGCGGCTCGCTCCATGGTCTTGGTATCCTTGCGCTTTTTGGCCATCTGGTATGTCTCCAAGAGCATCTCGTTGGCCCGCCAACGATGATAGTCGCGCGATGCCTCGGCTATTCTTGGAATCATTGCCTTGATTATAGCGAGATCGGAATAAGCAGAGGCCTGGGAAATGTGATACCGGGAAATGAGAGTGTCAACAAACTGCCGATCCTTGGCATCTGGATTGGCAACTACCCAGGAATACATGTCACGCAGACGCAACAGGCGCCGAACGGTGATTTCATCGTATTTCTCCCTAAGCTCGGCCTCGGCCGTAAAGAGGTCGAGCTGGCATATTTCTAAGGTAGCAGGTAGTGGCATGATTATTCGTCGTCCTCCATATCCATCAGATTCTTTCGACAATTCTCCAACGCAAGCGGCGACCCCACCATGGCAAGGGTCATCTCCTGTTTCCGAAGTTTAAGTTTCGCCCCCGTCTTTCCTCTCATGTAAGCCTTATGGGCATCAGACTCTTTCATCGCGATCTCGGCGCGTAACGATTCGGCCGGGACGTCGATAATTACAGCGATATCAGAGATGGGCATGTAAAGAGCTGCCAATTTTTCAATCTGCTCCAATTCTTTGAGTGAGTAATTCATAAAGCGGTACTGAATGGTTCTTTATCATCTCTTCAATTCGAGATTGTAGGGTGCTGAACAGGGCCTTATCGGTGGCTATGAGTGTGGATTCAAAACGGTTGCCCCGGGTAAGATTCTGCGAAGTAATCACCGAGACGGTGTCTCCGGACTCGGATTTGACAAGAAGAACCTTGCTGTGGTTATCGGCAAGGTAGGTATTCTCAATGACCTGCGAAATAAAAGCCCACAACGAGAGAGTCTTGTTGGTTGCCTTATGGTCGAGTATCAAAGAAAATCGGGATACAGCTCCGGATTTTTCGATAAAGAAAAGTCGGCGCAGGAACTCCTCAGAGATGGAAAACGACGTTTGCCATACCTCCGATCGACCGACCTGCCCGAGAACCCATTCCAGAATATCGGCAATCTGTATGGTGTTGTCGAGATAAACCTGGAATGGGGCCTTGTCGAGCGGTGAGAGGATATTCCCTATCGTCAGACCTCTTTTCATTCAAGAATGCCTAACTGTTTCAATTCTTCCGTTAACTTATCAGAAGGGCTTCCGATAAGTGCGTAATTTTCAAGAATCTTTGCTTTGAGTTCCGGGGTGGGATTCTTTTTATATTTCCCTTTGCTCAGATTAACTATGAGTTGGGCTTTTTTGCTCTGCTCGGTAGTCTCTTCTTTGAGAACTTCCTTGTCCTGTTCTGGCGCCGATGTACTATCTCCCTCCCCGGGAGTTTGGGATTCATCGTCTTTCTCAGGAACCGGTGCATAATGGTCGTATCTCTCCCAGTTATCATGGATTTTCTTGTCGAGCGCAATCAACTCCTGCAAGAAGGGGTAGCGCTCGCTGTCGGGGCATGGTGACTCCTCGGTAGATAGCAATCGGAGCCTCGTCTGCACATCGCGCATCCGCTGGGTAATGCCCAGGTTCTCGACATAGAGCGATTGAATCTCCTCGGGGAGCGAATCGTGGTCGGCCCGTTTGCCCTTTTTGAAGTCATTCGCCGGATTGGACTCCTCAAGAGAGAGGCGTTTCTCAACAATCTTCTCGACCTGAGCTTCCATCTGCTTCACCTGGTCATGCGTAAATTCCCGCACTCGGAAATTGACATACTTCTGAATCTGCCGAGAGATGAACTCTGCATGCCTGGCCGGATTCGTCGCAAGATTGCGATACTGAATTTTATTGCCACAGAGGCGAAAAAGATAGATGTTACCCTGTTCATAGTCTCGCTGTTCTTTGGGCGTAGCGAGCCATTTTTGTAAGGATTCCGTTAGTTTTTGGTCCATCATTCAAATATTTCTATATCAAATTATTCCGTCAGACAAAAAATCGAGAGTATCGAAGTTATTCTCCGGCACATCGTTCAGGAGTCCGTCCTAATCCTTCCATACTCTCGACCACTTTTTAATTACGCACCAGGAACTTCCGATCCATCGGCCATGAAATCACCATCTTCTGTTTCAATTTTCCCCTTGTAGAAGGGAGCCGGAGTTTCATCGGTAGCCTCGACCGAAATGGTTGTAGAAGCTGTTCCCGTAGGTCCTTGGCCAAGATCCTGAGCGACGGTTGATTTCGTTTGCCAACGCTCACAACCCACTACTCGCCATTTGTCGGACATATCCTGTACAAGATAGACGTTGTCGTTGTTGTTGATATAGGCTGCAGCAGCCGAAGCCTCGGCACCTACTCCCGGGTGTACAATCGTCAACTTGTTGAGCTGTGTCTGGCTTGGCACCTCACCCTGAGCTTCACTGGTAAGTTGGGACTTCTCAGGGAGATGATCGATGTACTTCCATTTGGAATCGGCGTTGAGCTTAAAATCTCCTGTCAACTCTGCCGAGGTAGCCCTTCCGTTATCGTCACGTGGTAACGTAGGCCATTCCAGGATCTCAGCTTTCGAGATATAATACAACCGGCGACGGACACCGGGAAGCACGGGGGTGCCTTGGCACCACCCGAGCGATTTTTGAATATTAAGACATTCTGCCATAATTAGAATTTTAGCGGTTAAAAACTAGCCTTGCGTGGCATCGACCATGAGCAGCATGCGTGGATCAATCGAATAGAACTGAACACCGAAGAACATGGCAGCCGAGAGGGTCAGCATAAAAGGCTTGAAACGATCGACTTGAATTCTTTCTTGGTCAGACAAACTGTCATATCCATAAAGCATGTTCGATTTGGGAGCCAAGAAAAACTTGGAAGAACCAGCAAGACATGTAAGCGGTGCCAGCGTAGTCTTGTTGTTCGATCCCTCTACGATTGTTTGCTCGAATTTCTTGTTGTACACGATGCCACCATGGGTGAGCATATAGGCATCGTTGTAGGCATCGGCAAATTCGGGTGAACAGTAGAGGAACTTCTCAGTAGCCCGGAGAACCGGGTGAGCTTTCCGCTCAATAGTCTTGGCCACATCGAGCGCATCAGCTTCACTGAAACCGGTAGGAATCTTTAAGAGATTCCCCTTCTCCGTGGAAATGTTCCCAGCCTCGACCTCAGTATCGGCAATGGTGGTAAAGCCGTTGAATAGGTCGGCAGAGGTATCCCCTTCCGCATTTCTTTTAGCCGTAAAAAGAACATTATGCAATTCTTCTCCAAGGCTTTTAAGAACGGAAGCTATTACGAGTTTTGCAGAAGGTGCCGTTTTCTGCCCATCACCCAAGAATGAAGCATTTTGACCTAACAGCATCGTAATAACCGAGTTGGGCTCAAAATCCTCACATACATTTCCAAAAAATGTTTCGAGCTCTCGATATTTCACCTCAGTTGTGGAAGATGAGTTTTTATTTGCCTTGTAAGGGCCAAACTGGGCATTTGACTTTGCAGTTCCAACATGCTCTTTATTTCTGATTCCAGGAATGCCGGTCATGAACCGAAGTGAATCTTGACAGGAAAGCATAGGAATAAGAAGCAACTGCTGTCTCCACTTCTCAGCAGCCTTTTGGTATGCTTCGTCGGAAAATGAGATATTATGTGCCATACTTGTTAAGGAATTTGATTAAACAAATCTTTTGCTTGTTGTACGTTTTCGACATACGAGCCGAATGGAGAATTCTCCTTTTCAGCCAATTTGTCGTCAACGACATGTTTCGTGTCTTCTGCCGGCTTCTTACGAAGGGCTTCGAGCTCGGTATCCTTGCGGGCGATGGTCTCTTTGAGCTCGGTGAGACGGGAATTCATCTCCTGGAAGCTGGAATCCAGTTTTTCCATTTGCTCGACGGAAAGGGTAAATTTCCCGCCGGTCTCCTCGATTACCTCAATCCCGAGGCACCCGAGAATAGATTGGTAGTTTTTGTTCATCGTTGCGGTTTGTTGTTGATATTGAGTGGTTCCACGGAAAAATGAGGAGAGCATCGAGAAGATTTTCTCCATGAGTGAGTCGTTTCGATCCTGTACCGAGAAAGGCAAAGGAATACCGGCTTCGGAAAGATCCTCTATCACCTGGGCGGTAACTTTGGGGGTGACATCGCCAGGTAGATCACAGATTTCATCAACGAACCCCCAATCGAGAGCCTCTTGCGCCGTAAGCCACCCTCCGACCTTCATCAAGTCGAGAAGTGCTTGTTTATCCTTCTTGCATTTGTTCGCATACATCGTCGCGATGTTAAGATCGATTTTCTCGAGGTCCTTCTTCTGTTTGTCATACTCCTCGATTAACTTGCGAAGCTGGTCGGCGTTCATGCTGGCCCACTTGGATATCACCGTGCTGCATTTGTGAACGAGATACATTCCCGAGGTTGCAATGCTAACATGTTTAGCACCCAACGATGCTACCGTCGCAGCACTGGCATTCATGCCAACATAGTGAACAGAAACATTCCCGTGCCGGCGAAATGCCTCACAGATAGAAAGAGCAGAAGCGACACTTCCTCCCAGCGAGTCGATGAGCACATTTACCTCTTTCGATTCGCTTTTCTCAAGGATATACTCTACATAATTAGAGTCGAAGTCGTATCCGCCAACATATCCTTTGAGCTTAAGGTCAAATTTTTTTGCCATAGAATTACCTTTTTAGCCAAAGGTAACATCTGGGCAACAAGCAATAAAAGACTATAAATTCAACGGGATGAGCGATTTTATAGAAACCCAAGAGATTTCAATCTGAAAACCGGCCGAGTCTCCCGAAGGCGGACCGATAATCTCTTTTACATTGACAACTGGGAAAGGAGACTCTCGGGCCCCAATCAAATAAGATTTACCCGATGCACATGATATGATAAAGGCAACATTTTGTTCATCAAACGGGAAATACTCGTCTGTAAGGAATTCCAACGTCGTTTTCTCACTTGTTGAATTGTTATCGTTCTCTATGTTATACTCACATTTAGGGGAGCCGACAAAAGATATTTCTGTTGTGTCCGCTAACACAGAAACAGGCAAATTCGCTTTGCTTTTCAAAGAGACATTCGGCGGGAGCATACTACAACTGACAACCTGTAAACGGCAAATGCCCGGTAAAATTTGTTTCATTGCTAAATATTTGTTATTGTGCGATTTGTGCTTTTCTGTTAAATTCTTCCTTTGAGGTCGTAGCGTTTCTTTGCTGCTTTTTTTGATACGTCTTTCTCATACGAAAATACATCTGTCGAATAGTTTCCCAGCTCTTCGGATCGTCGGATATTTCGTGTTTCTCCATAAAGGTCCAAATGAGGTCAGAAAGATTGTGGAACAGACTGTCGAAAGTGTGCAGCTCATTCCAAAGCTCAATTCGGAATCGAATATAAATCGTCCGCTCAAGGGTCTTCTTCGCTCGGGGTGGTAGAAAATTGTAATATCGAGGATCCTTCGTTTTGAAATAGGGAATCTCAATCGCCAAAGAATCGGGAGATTTCAACGGAACCGGGATATCGGCCGGCTGCGTCGTCAGAGAATACTCCAAAATATCGTTTTCGGCACTCCCCCTCGGAAAGCGTATCTGGCCATTTTGGCCAAACTGATGAAGCAACCATTCGGCAAGATATTTCTCCAAATGGATATAAACATAGTATTGAGACATGGCGTAAGAATTTAATACACAAATATATAAATAATAAAACGAATTGTGAATATATAAACAACAAAATGAACAAAAAGGATTAAAATATTTCTATATGTGTATTCTATGAAAAATCACAAAAAAATAGTGCAGGAGTACGCGGAACAAGTAAATACCTGAGAAATAGATGCGTACAACCGTACTTTTTCCGCACCAAAATTTTTGTCGTACTTCTGCACAGTGCGCACTGTTTTGCACTGGAAGAGATTTAGAAAAGTACGAAATCAATGTCCTGATTATCAAAAGGTAAATTTACCACCGTACGAAAGTACAATTTTTCTACTATTATTAAGATTCAAAATAATTAAAAAGAAAAGAATATATATACACATACTTATGTATATCTGATTTTCAGCGTTTTTCGTGTTTTTTGTACGGTTGCACTTTCCATACATTTTCCCGACAAGGGGGTGCGGGGGATAAAGCCTGGAATTAAGAGACCAATAAGGGCCAGTACAATAATGCACTGGCCCTCCTGAATATCTTCTCCAGACCCTCTCCTCAAAAAAGTGCTGGTTGAATAGTTGAACGAATCAGCTCTTCAACCGCTTCAACAGTCGAAGGCAAGAACCTTGCCTGGTTCTGCTTAATATATCCCAGGAAATAGAGTTTCGCCTCTCGTTCCTTCATAAAATAGCCATATTCCAACGATGGAAGACGAGAGGCTCGCCGCCCATCAGCAAAGAAGATATCGTATCCGATTGCAAACTTATCGGGCGCGACCTGCCCGATAAGAAGTACGACACGTTCTCGACGATTGTCAACAACAACATCTTTCTTGTAATTCCGAAGTTCGCCTGAGTTTTCAAAAACCCGAATCCGGTAGTTTTCATAGGGATTAAAATTCACACTCATATTCTAAAATTAAAATGGTTGTTTCTTTGCAAAATCAAGACTGAATACTCCGAAATATTCTACGCCACCCGATTTGTCCGCTTCTCCCACGAATGTCTCTCCGGGGTGCTCGTCAATCCAGTTTCGGAACGATATGCCGGACTTGTTCGGTCTCGATACATTGAAATGGTACCCTTTGAAATCGCAGTAGAGCACGACCTTCGTGCGGAAATTGGAGGGAGTAACCCCGAATTTACTGTCGGGGAACGAACTGTGATAGGCATCGTACATGGTCTTTCTCGGTATGCGTTCATTCAGATTGTTTGCCGACTCGTCGAAATAGGTTTCTGCCCACTGAACGAAAGCCTCTCCCATTTGCTGCTTGAGAGTTCTCATCTTGATGTCTCGCATCGGCGGCGGCACCGCACCTTGACCGGTTCGGTACCAACTTTCGGCCATAGATTTGAAGTAGAACATACAACACTCGGCCATGAAATTATCGAAAAGGTTCCACTGATCCTCGTCCCAATCGGCAAAGAACTGGTGTCCAAAATCATCGATAGGCCGATGGTTGTCGTTGTACCAGTCTGAGAATGCCATATAGGTGATGCGCTCGAGCGCTGAGCGGTTGTTGGCGTTGATGGCGTGGTTGGTAGTGATGTAGAATTTGGGCGACTTCTCATTGGGAATGATGAACCGCGCCTTGGTCTTCGGATTGACAGCCAGGTCGCCGGTTACAGCGAAGAAAAAGCGCTCGAAATCGAAATTTACCTTGACGTCATCGATAAAGATATTTCGAGTTCTCGGCGTTACATTTGAGTAGATATAATCATCGTCGTTTTTGGTATTCCGCCCGTCGATAGCCGTCTGATCGAGTATTTTTGCGAGTGCCGCCCCAACTAGCGACTTACCGGTTCGTCCATTTGACTGGGCAACCTCTCCCATCTGGCCGTCCATCGCGATAACCGCCTTCAACTCGGTTTGATATTTGTAGTCGCACATGAGAAACCCGATAGATGTAATCTTGTTGACGACATGCTGCTGAAATTCCCGCTCCTCCTGGTCAGTAGGTGTGTGCCCTGGTATGTTCCAAAAATTGGAAGTATTGCAGATGAACTGGAAAAATTCACAGGCTTTCCCCTCTTCTGTCGGAAAAACAGAAAAGCCGGCGGCCGGGTCATATTCGATTTTATCAATAACGGGAACCCGCTTGAACTTTCGGCGTATGACTTTGTCGCTCCACACCTGCCCCAGCAAATCACCGAACTCAATTCCGCGCGATGTTATCTGAATTTGGCCGTTTCGGTAGTACATACGTTGGATGTGCGGCTCGAAATTGTCGAAGTTATCGTCTATCTTCGTTATCCGTTCGAGCTTATCAGGACCCAGGAGAGAACCGAGCCGGGAGGCCAGCATCGTAATTACATCGCGATCTTTACAAGTTTGTAGCGCGTAATAGTACACGAAATCGCGAATTTCGGTTGGCCCAGAAAGATGGACGACGCCGTCGTCGATGCGAACGAACTTATATTGATCGACCTCCAAGTCGGAAGTGTGAATGCGATAGAAGCCATTGGCTGAAATGAATTGCAGGGCCTCGATATAGTCGAAGTCGACAGTTTTCTTCCCCTTATCATTCGCCCCGATGACCCAGAAGTCTCTCTCACTCGAATAGCGCGATGCCTGGACAAGTTTGCCGTCCTCAATTCGGTAGTTTATCTTGGCAAAACGGAAATTAGGAATTTGTAAAAGCTCCTCCTTGTGACGCTCGAAGAATCCATCTCTATCGTTCAACAGCCAAAAATCCTTGATTTGAAAATCGGTCTTCGATGTGATTTTGTGTATGTCAAGGAATTGTCCTTTTCCGTCATGGGTGTGCATAACGGTGTCTATCTCCTTTCTCAGCACCTCTTCCCTACCCTTGAGCGTGTTGCACAGCAAGTCGTCGATACCTTTGTCGTGCGAGGGTGTGTCGTTGATGTGGCCGAAGAAGATGTCAACCGACACCCCGATATTGTGCATTGTCTGAACGTACTGCTTGAATTTGATAACGGCCTTGGCGAACTGATTCGGCCGCTGATCAACGTGGTCCCCTATCTGAATCTCGCGGTGAAGGTGGTCCCAGTCGCTATCCATCAACAGAACAACATTCTTTATCGTGCATTTTTGAACCAGGTACTGAAGATCCTGGATTAACCCAGTCTCGGCATTCCCGATATTGTAAATTCCTTGAATACCGATAGAAGCAATGCCGTGCTTGCAGGCCTTCTCTGCCTTCTTCTCCCCCTCCTGAACGATGAGAGTCTCGATGTGAGTTTCGGAAAGGAATCGCTCCCTGATATATTGAGGAATATAGAACTTTGTCGAAGCCCCCTTGGGTGTCTGGTATTTGATCTCCCGGCCATCTTTATCAAGATGTAACGATGGATTCGACCATCGGATCCTGACGTATGGTTTGAGACTGCCGGCGGCGCCTCGCGTGGCATATTGAACAGGGTTCCCCCAAAGGTCGTAGTAGTAAATGAGCATTTCATCATCGTTCTTGTTGATGTTGAAATACTTATCCATACCGCCTCGCTGGAATGCCGGCAGATAGATTTCCCCACTTTTATCGTCGAGGCGAACTTTTGCCGTGACATCTTTCACCGTAAGGCCACTGGCTTCCAGTTGAGAGAGACAAAACGACTGCTTTACTTTCTCTCGGCTTCGGTCGATAGCCCTCTGCCGCTTCTCCGATTCTGTTTCGAGAAGAATATTATAGCGCGATGCTACAATTTGAAGGGCTTCTATGAACTCAACCTTATCATAATATTGAACGGCATCGATAGCTCCATTTATAGTGAACCCGCAAGAGAAGCATTTCGCAATATCCATATTGGTTTTATGCGTGACACAAAGCCCCTTGTTCCGTCCCGACTTATGGCACTCGGGGCACTCGCAATATTGAGTTGCTCCGCGCCCAGAGAGTCCTGGTATAAAGTCGCGAATATCTGCCGCCGATTTCACCCTATCAATATCGAATTTGTTGTATTTTTTCATTTGAATAGATTATTTGAGTCTGCGAACCTTACAAATTCGGCTTTATTGTGAATGTTCAGCCGCTGGAAGGCATTTCGGATATGGTTGTTTATCGTGTGTATAGACAAAAACAGAGCATCGGCTATTTCTTCTTTCGACTCTCCACGATACCATCTTTCCAGGATTCTCTTCTCGGCTTTCGAGATATGGCTCTCAAATTCAGGGTGACATACAATATTTTCAAATTTGCATTCTCCCCGGAGAGGACAAAGAACGTGCTCAAAATGGAAGGTAGAGGCTTCGATGTCTATGATATTGTCTATGTTGCCAAAGTTGCAGCGACAGAATCTCGAGACAATCCGATATCGGAAAAGTGGAAGATTAGCCTTGCTCTTGGCATATTCAGAGGCCAAAGCGATATATGCTTTTGGATAGAACTTTTCAATCAGATTCGCAATTAAGGTCACAATGTCGTAGTCTTGTACCTTTAATCGGCACGGTGATTTGCCCCCACTTCTATACCATAGTTCATCGTTAAAGATGAAAAATTCAATGGAGGCAGTAAATAGTTCGTCCATGTCATTTTTCACAGATTAGAGGCCTCGAGAATATCTGTTGCCCAAAAATTTCTTCAATTTTGTTCTTGTGTAATTCAGGTATTCGGCAGAGGCCGTATTTCCAGTTATACACCGTACGCCTCGACACTAAACAGCCTGTAACTATTTTGTCGATGGCGACCGTACATTCATTCGACGAAAAGGTGGAAAGGAACTCGGATAAAGCGATAGAATCTTTTGTTTGTTTTCCCAT